ATGTTGACTCGTGTCGTGACGAAGTTGTACAGGAGGTCAGGTACTTCCTCGTTGAGTGCAGTTTCGTAGCACAGGATGTAGTCATGACGCTGGAGGTCAAGGCGCTTACCTCGCTCCGGTCCCTCGGATGCGATGTCAAGAATCACGGGCTTGATGTTGTCCGTGTTGGCTCTGTTCCAACCCAAGGCTGTGCTTGCATCATGGTCAGCCTTGAGAATATCAATGACTGCATCCAGCGGCTCTTTGAAAGTGGCGACCATTACGAAAACACCACCACTTCTTTGTAGCGAGCAAGAATGTCCATGGCCTCTCTGCGGAACAGTTGTGCCTTGGAACCAAGGTCAATGTTTTGGCTTCCTTCGGGGATAAGCACACTTCGGTCGTCGGACATCAGCAGTTCGCTCGCTACAAGTTTGGTGGCGGCTTCTTCAATTGCTTTCTCAAGGTATCGCTCACCGTAGATGTAAGCCACTTTGACAGAGTTGAACTCAAAGAACGGGTAGGAGTTGTTGAAGTAAATGATGCCCATCTCGTGGTCAAGCCACCAGTCTCGCAAACGAGCGCTGTCTCCACTGCTACTTCTGTCCACTGTGGTCTCACCAGTGATGGCGTCAACGACGGTGCTTTGCGAGCCTGCCTGCAAAGACAAAGAGAACTTGTGCTGAGTGATTGTTCCCGAAATGTCGCTCAAGGCAGAACCCGTGACCACAACGCACCCCGTGAACGATGTAGCGGTTTTGCCGGTGTAGCGAAAGACCGTATCGCCCTTGACGCACACGCCTGCGTCAACGAAGTCGTTCGTTGAGTCCACATTGACGGTGGTGGAAACAACGCTTGTGACGGTGGCTGTGTTGCGAGAAGAGTGGTCTATAGCGATGTCAGATGATGTCGTGACGATACTGCACGCCTCGCCTGCCTTGACGGGTCGCATGGAAGTTATTTTGACAATGCCCGTGCCGTAGTCTGCGTTGGCCGAAGCCAAGAACTCGTTGTGAACTGCCACGGCATCTGTACTACCTTCCAAAGTAAATGTGGTACTGGTGTCGGCAGGGTTGGTGAGAAAGTTCACAGCCGCCTTGTTCACCCTGTCTTCTTTGTTGATGAGGTCGGCGATGTTCTGAGCCACGGTCGTAGCGTCAAAATCGTCACGCCACTGATTGCTCGCAGTACCTTGTGCGAGTTCAGCGACACTGCCGTTGCCGGGAGACAAGAACACCTTTGCTGATGCAAGGTTTGACACATCGCTGAAATTGAGGCGAGCCTCTGCACCACAAATCTCCCGGTAGTCTTCACCTTGCCACATTTCAATTCTCAGCATCTGCTGGACATTACGGAACAGCAGAGGNGTCGTACCCACATAGTCGGTGAAGTATCGCCGTCGGTAGGGCTTGTAGGTGTCAAAGTTGATGTACTCAGCCGAAACCAAATACGGTCGCCATGAGTTGTGAGTGTAGTTATCAATCCTGTCTTGGATTCTTTTGATGTGGTCATTGACGATGTTCTTCGTCACGCCTCTTCGCTTGCCGTTGGTGAAAATCGTCTTGTTTTGGATTTCGGTGTTTGCCGTCGTCGTGTAGTTGGCATGAGTGACGCCGGTCGTTGGCAGTTTCACATACTTTGTTCCGCTGACATCCACGACGGTCGGAGCCGTGATGACGAACTCAGTACCAAGCGGGTCAAGGTCGCTGTGAACGAGGATGGTGTCCCCACTCTCAAAGCCATGCTCTCTGAAATCTGCACCCAAAATGAAGAAGCCGTCGGACACGGCGTTGGCCGCTCCAAGGACAGGCTCACCTGCGGCGATGCCGAGAAGTTGCCCTACCTTGTCTCCAGTTGTGTAGACGATGGCCTCCGGGTCAAGCGGCCTTGTCTCAGGCTCACCGGGGCTGAACACTACTGGCATTCATATTCCTCCCTCAAGGCTCCGGAAGTTTGTCGCCGTAGAACTCTCTAAAATCCTCTGCCTGTTGGTCCATGTCAGCCATCGTTTGTCTTTTTCTTTCCTCTCGTCGTTGGATGACACGAGGATTATTTTCATACGCCTCTTCTTGAAGTTGCCTTATTGCCATCTTCTTCCTTTCCTGTTCAGCGGGGCTGTCAAACTGTCCGGCCCGAAGTTCTTCGGGTATAGGCATCGCTTTCAAAAAAGCCCAAGCCTCATTGAATGCTTTCGTCATTATTCTTTCACTCCCAAATTGAAGTCCATTTGCTTGCCGCATGTCCTGCACTTGTCAACCCAGCAGAAGTACAGCATTCCACAATGCTTGCACCTCGTGCCGGAGCCGATGTTCAGAACATCCCCTGCGCTTTTATTACGGTTGCGCTGTTTGAGAGTAACGCCTGCGAGGGGGTTATCCTCGTCTGTTCTCACCGAAGCCCCGTAGGACTCGTTGAGGCGGATGCCACGCTTCTGTAGCCGAGCGATGTCGTCAAGACCAAGACTGCCGTACTCTTTCATCATAACCACCTCAACTGGTAGTCACGATGATGAAAATGTTCCCAAGAATCATGTGCGGGTCTGCCGACACACAGGTGTTGGAGCCAATGGCTGTGCTGATTTCAGTGGCAATCGCTGTACGAGCGGTTGAGTCCTGAAAGTCCTTCGGCGGAAATGGCCCAAGGATGGTGACACTCTTTGCCATGTAAGCCACCTCATCGGCGACCAATCACAACAAAAGTTCCAGCCGCCGTGTTGCCTGCCGCTCCTGCGGCTTTGTGCACGGTGATGGTTGTGCCTGAAAAGGTGGCTACATCCGCCACTGCAACACCCGCTACCGTATCTCCATCGTCGTTGTTGTCGGTGATAGAAATGCTGTGGGGAGTCACTGCCGCTGGGTTGAGAATGACACCATCAATGGATGTCAGAATTGAACCAAGTTCAATGCTGACAGATGATGCCGCTGTGTAAGAGCCGGTCACTATCATTCGGTCGCCAAAGTAGGTTGGTCGGGGGTCAATTGTCACTGCCATTATTCTTCATCTCCTGTTGGGGTTTCTGTGGGTTCCTCTGCTGATGCGGGTTCCTCTGCTACAGGCTCTGCGGCTGGAGGATTTAGATGTTCCTCAACCAGTACCAGTAGTTTGGACTTCGTTGCATATCCGGGGAGTTCAACGCCTCGCTCCGTGAGCCATGCGCTGATGTCCTTCTTGACCCAACCTGAGTCGGGGATGCCATCGTCGCCTTCGTCAACAGAGACCTCAGCGTTGGCATCGCCTTCAACAAGGAAGGCCGAGGGATTGGAACAGATTGGAACTCGGTATCGGTCAAGCCATTCTTGGCTGACTTCTACAGGTTCCTTGCGGACCCAACTGTCCTTGCTGTCAGGGCGCTTTCGGTAGACCGTCGCACCGATGTAGGTGATGGTAGGCAAGCCTACTCACCTCAGTTCAGCAAGACTACAGTGACCGTTCCTGCACCAGCCGCTTCGCCGTGAAGGACGATTGCGGGTAGCGAACCACCAGTCTTGGTCGCCGGAGCGGTTCCAGTGTTGGTGAAAGTAGCGGAAAGCGTTTTGTCAGCCACAGCCAAGTTCTGTCCAAGNANNCCAATGATTTTGGAAGCGCCTGCGCTGATAACCATGGTTTCCTCGTTTGCACTCGCCAAGGTGAATGCGATGGTCACCAAGCGCATGCTACCTGCGGCGTTGCCGTCGCTGTTGCTTGCTGTGAAACCGGTGAGGCTACCGGGGTAAGAACCTCCAGCGTTGCCGTTCAGCCAATCAGTCTCGTCAATTGGGGTACCCGTTCGCAGGTCAAGGTCCAAGAGGACCGAAACCGTACCGTTGGTGAAATCGCCGTCATCGTAAGAAATCGTCAATTGCTTGTGTTCTGCCGTTCGTGTCGTCATTTTTCATCATCTCCTGTTGTTTGTCTCCATGAAACCTCACTGGAGGTCGCGGATTGAACCCTGACCTCCGAAGAAAGTTGTCCACACTTCACCCATGGTTCGGTAAAGTCCCTCTTGACCGAGGCGGTTGATGGCGAATGGGTCGCCAGTTTCAATGCCGCTCTCAAAGTATTGGGTTGGTTTTGCAGTGGAGAAGTACACATAGTCCGTGTCCAGCATGTAGATACGGCTGATGCCATCGCCTGCCATCTCCTTGGTTGGGATGATTGGAACACCGTTGTAGGTAGCCACGATGAAACCG